ATAAACATATTACTCGTACAGATTTTTCTGAATTATCAGAACAACATATATTTAGGCTTTTAAAATGGAACAAATAAAAAAAGACAGTGAGTACTTTAATAATTTAAAAGAAGTAAAAGAATTTATTACTGAATGCAAACAAACTACAAACCATTATCATGGTTTAAAAATACCAGGTAATGAATTTGATAATTGGAAAAATGATAAACGTGTTGAAAATAAATATGCAAAATGGATTATACAAGATAGTAACTGTCCTAGTTTACTTTTAAATATACCAGTACCTTATAAAGAAATGACTGCTGAAGCTGAACAATTCCTTGATAGGTTTGTTAAACATAGAGGTGGGTGGAATCCAGGATGGAGCAGTATTGCAGTACACGGACAGTCAGCAGAAAGAACACAACCTGCAAATTATTATGTAGAAGAAGGAATTGATTCTGAAGATAATATAGCACCGTATACTTGGACAGAAATTGCAAAAGATTGCCCAGTTACAGTTGAATGGTTAAAGAATACTTTTCCAATTAAAGAATATCATAGAGTCAGATATATGTTATTAGAGCCAGAGGGTTTTATTCAGCCACATAGTGATTTTAAAGAAAGACGAATGGCTGCATTTAATGTAGCTCTTAGCAATCCCCCAGGCGTAGAGTTTGCACTAGAAGAAGCAGGACTAATACCATGGCAACCAGGCGAGGCTCGTGCTATTGATATTGGAAGGAATCACAGTGTATTGCATACAGGAACAGAAAATAGAATCCATATGATTATTCATGGACTGTGGGCAGATGGATTTGAAAGGTGCATTTGTGAAAGTTTTGAGGACCTTTTGATAAATATAGCCTCAAATAACAACTAAGTTAACTCTATAAACCCCCGATTTAAGCAAAAACAAATAAATACATGTATAGTAAATTTAGGCAATAGCCTATAATAGAAAAGGAGCTATAACATGGCAAATCTTACTTCACCTGGCGTACAGGTTTCAGTAACAGACGAATCAGTATACGGCCCAGCCGGAGCCGGCACTGTTCCTATGTTATTCATTGCTACTGGTGAGGATAAGGCGGATCCTACCCTTACTGAATCAGATGGCATTGCAAAATATACAAAGTCTGCAAACGCAGGAAAGCCTATTCTAGTTACTTCACAAAGAGAACTTACACAATACTTTGGAAATTGCGATTTCCGTAAAGTAGCTGGTACAGTTCAACAAGGTGATGAAACTAACGAATACGGGCTTTTGGCAGCATATTCATTTTTAGGACAAGCGTCAGCGGCACACATAGTACGTGCTGATGTTAACCTAACAGAACTTAGACCAAGTTCATCAGCACCAGCAGGTGATCCAGCAAATAATACTTATTGGTTAAATCCAACAGGTGCAAGCATGGGTATTTTTGAATGGTCAGGAACAGCATGGGTTGAGCAAACTCCTACAGTAGAAATAGTTTCTACGGCAGGCGCAGCAACAGCCACAGTAGTTAATGGTAACTACTTAGTTGAAATAGTAAACAGTACATCTAGTACTAAATTACATTACTATAAAGGTGTAAGTGGTAGTTGGGATGCATTAGTAAACGCAGATACTACATTTGCTCCACATTACTCAGCACCATCAAGCCCATCAGCAGATGATGTTTGGATTAAAACAACAACTCCAGGTTCAGGTTTAGATATTGCACCTAGTTTGTTTACAACAACAGCAGGTTCATTTGTAAGTAAAGCAATTACATATGCAGATGATTCAGCTCCAGATGGAACAACAGGCGATATTCCACAAGACGGTAGTAGCGGTGTAGCTAGATCATTAGCAGAGGGCGACCTTTGGTTTGATTTTGATGATACAACATCATCAATTGAACTTAAACGCTATGACAGTTCAGGCAACGATTGGGATTCAATCTCATCAGACGGTTCTGCAGGAACAGGCGGTTTTATTATGACTGCTTCAACTACACAACCAACTGGTAATCCAGTAACTGGTACTATGTGGTTTGATCCAGATGTAAACGAATTAGCAGTTTACGAAGTTGTATCAGACTCAGGTACACAAAAATGGAAACGTGCAGCAGATGTACAATACACTACAACAGCACCAACATCAGACACAGGCGGTAACGCACTAGCTGACGGTGACTATTGGGTTGATACAGACGCAAGCGGTTACCCTGTAATTTACAGACACAATGGTACTGCATGGGTAGTTAAAGATGGTACAGATCAAAGCACAAGTGGTGGTGTTGTATTTGGCGATATTACTGCTAACGATACAACTGTAGATACATTTGAAGCAACTCTATTAGCAGGTGCTCCAGATCCATTAGTACACCCAACTGGAATGACTGGTATTAACATGTGTCGTTCAGCTAACACAGTTAGAGAATATGATGGTTCATTAGGAACTACATGGAAATGGCGTAACAAAGCAGGCAATCAAGCAAACGGCAAAGGTTCGTTTGGTAGATTAGCTCAGCGTAAAGTTGTTACAACAGCAATGCAGGCAGCAGCAAGTGGTTCAGAACTACGTGAAGATACAGTAGCGTTCCGTTTAATTGCAGCTCCAGGTTATACAGAAATGTATGATGAAATGGTAACATTAAATAGTGATAGAGATGAAACAGCATTTGTTATTGTTGACGCTCCATTCCGTTTAAACCAAACTGAAGCAATTGCTTGGAAACAAGGAACTACTGCTACAGAAAATGGCGAAGACGGATTAGTAACATCAAACACTTACAGTGCAGTTTATTATCCACATGCATTAACAACTAACCCTTCTACAGGTGATAACGTTGTTGCTCCAGCATCACACATTGCATTATACACATATGCATACAGTGATAACGTGAGCTTCCAATGGTTTGCACCAGCAGGTTTAACACGTGGTGTTGTACAAAATGCAACTAGCGTTGGTTACTTAAACAATGAAGACGAGTTTGTTAAACTATCATTAACACAAGGTTCTAGAGATGCAATGTATGAACAAAAGATGAATCCAATTGCAACATTCCCGACAGACGGAGTAGTTGTATTTGGTCAAAAATCATTACATGCAGGTGCTTCAGCATTAGACAGAGTTAACGTTGCAAGACTTACTGCTTATCTAAGAGAACGTTTTGCCGTAATAGCAAGACCTTACTTGTTTGAACCAAATGATGCAGGTACAAGAGAAAATGCTAAAGCAACTTTTGAAGGATTTTTATCAAATATCATGAGGCAACGTGGTGTTTATGACTTCGCAGTAGTATGTGATGAAACAAACAACACACCAGCAAGAATTGATGCTAATGAATTCTATGTTGACGTAGCAATTGAGCCTACAAAATCAGCAGAATTTATTTACATTCCAATTAGAATTGTAAATACTGGCGAATTAAACTAAAACTTTAATTTTAGTTAAAATAAGGGCTACTATAGAAATATAGTAGCCTTTAATGTGATAAATCTTAAAGATTGTTATTTTTCGACGATGTTTTGATAAATACAATATAACAGAAATACTACAGTATAGTATTATAGGAGAAAACAAATGGCTGTAATTACAAATTTTGGAGTACCAACAGACTCGGCAGTAGGTACTACTTTGATGCCTAAACTACAATATAGATTTAGAGTGTCATTTACAAATTTAGGCGGCGGAAGCCTTAAAGACCAGACAACGCAAAACGTTATCAGTGCTTCACGTCCAAACTTAACACACGAAGAAGTTGTTGTTGATTCATACAACTCAAAAATGTATCTAGCAGGTAAGCATACTTGGGAACCAGTAACTATTGTATTACGTGATGATATGGATTCAAACGTTATCAAAGTATTAGGCGAACAACTAAACAAGCAAGTTGATCATGCAGATCAATCAAGCCCTATAGCCGGTAGTGCATATAAATTTAACGTAAAAATTGAAACATTAGATGGTGCCAATGGTGCAACTAAACCAAAACCATTTGATACATGGGACTTACAAGGTTCGTTTATTAGTAATATACAATATGGTGATTTAAACTATGCAGATTCGAATATGGTGCAAGTTACATTAACAGTACGTTACGATCACGCAGTACATACAATAGACGGTGATGATGTATTGTCGGGCCAAAAAGCTAAAACAGTTGGTGAATCAGGCGCAACTAGTTAATAGTTAGGAACTAATACAATGGCATTGGGTAATGACGCACATATTTTGTATGGTCAAAGTTTACCACACAAAAGAGATGAAAAACTATTAGCTATACCAAGAAATAAATATAATTTCGATGTAAAGTTAAATACAATTGCTAATGGCAATGACAGAGTAGTTTACTTACCTAGAATAGCTAACGTGGCAATGCCATCGTTTGTATATAGAACACAAACGTTAAACAACTATAATAATAAAAGCGTAGTTCAAACAGGAATAGATTATACTCCTATAACACTGACAGCATATGATACTAAAGATGCTGTATTTGAAAATTTCCTTAAGA